CTTCCTCTGATCGACAACGACGCCAGCACGTTCAACAATCTGGAACAGGCGAAAGAGCGCCTTTACACGGACACGGTTATTCCGCTGCTGGACGAGTTCTTTGGCGAACTAACATCGTGGATGTTGCCGCGCTTTGGCGACGATCTGAAATTCAAGCTGGATCTCGACAGCATCCCGGCGCTTGAAGGCATCCGCCAAAAGATGTTTGACCGTGCTGTGCTGGCCTTTGAAAAGGGCGTCCTGACCCGCGAGGAAAGCCGCGTCATGATGGGCTTCCCAGAGGAAGGCGAGGGCGAATATACGCCGCTTCTAGCGCCCGCGATGGAACAAAAAAGCCTTGAGGTAAAGCAATCGTTTAAGCCAACCGACACGATGGTGAGCAACTATCGGCGCGGGCTGGAAATGCACAAGGAAGGCTTGACCGGGGACGGCATTGAGGCCGCGACGATCCGCATGGCAACGAAGATTGCAGGCGGCGGCAGTGTGTCTGAGGATTGGGTGCGCAAGGCTAACCGCTGGTGGGGCCGCAACAACCGCTTCTTAGACGAGCCACGCGACAGTCCAGCCTTTGCCTCTGCGATGCTATGGGGCGGCGCTGCTGGCCGTGATTGGTACGCTGCGCGCTACAACGAACTGGAACGCGAAAGCAAAGCCGAGGATGACGTGAGCGATGCGGTCCGCAAGGGCTTGCAGGGCAAGGTCGAAGAACACAACGAGGACCACGGAGACACGGCCAGCAAGCGCACCAATCTGCGCACGCTGATCGCTGTTTTCCGCCGAGGCGTGGGAGCATATAACACCAACCCCGGCAGCGTTCGTCCAAACGTGACAAGCGCCGACCAGTGGGCCTATGCGCGCGTCAACTCGTTCCTCTACGCTCTACGCAACGGCAAGTTCCGCAGCGGCAAGCACGACACGGATCTGTTGCCGGAAGGGCATCCAATGTCCACCAAAAAGAGCGCAGGCGCAGAGTTGCTGCACAAAATCGCTTATGGATACTGACCTCGATGCAATGGAAGACGCAACGCAGCCGCTAATTGAGCGCACGCTAACGTCTTTCATGGACGAAATGATTGAGCGGTACGAGGCGGACGATATCGTTGGCCTGCCCGTTGATGCACGCGAGCGCACGATTGAAATGCTGCGCGATACCTACGCCACAGCCATGCGCATGGGCGGCGAGCCTATGATCGACGGGCTAAAGGATTGTTTCCCGCACCTGCAAACAAAGCAGGAAGAGGACGATCTATTTCAGCAACTGATCGACCAATATATTGAGCAATACGGCGCGCAGAAGGTTTTGCAGATTCTGGAAACGACCCGCAAGCAAGTTATGGGCGTTATCCGCGAGGGCCAGCAAGAGGGCTTGGGCATCGAGGAAATCGCACGGCTGCTGCGCGAGGCGGTGCCAGAGTTTAGCCGGATCCGGTCCCGTGTCATTGCCCGGACGGAAACGCACGGATCCAGCCAATATGCGCAATATCGGACAGCCCAGCAATCGACGCGCCCGCTGGTAAAGCAGTGGAACAGCGTCGAGGATGGCCGCACTCGCAGCATTGTGCTTGACGATACCTACGACCACCGGGTGATTGACGAACAGCGCGTGGCGTTAGAACAGCCGTTTATGGTTCCGACCATCTTTGGCACCCGTGAGCCGCTGATGTATCCGGGCGACCCGGCAGGCACGGCGGGCAATGTTATCAACTGCCGCTGCGCCATGACGTTTCGGCGGGCAGACCGTGAATAGCCGCATCTTTGCAAGTTTGCAGTTTGCTGCTATACTGTCCAAGAATTTTGCAAAGTGAGATCGATATGACGGTTGAACAGAAAAGCCTGAGCCTTGACGTCAAGGCAACCGGGGAAGAAGGCCAGATTGAGGGCTATGGCGCTGTCTTTGGCAACCGTGACAGCTATGGCGACATCATGGTTAAGGGCGCGTTCACGGAGACGCTCAAGGGCCGCAAGCCGAAGATGCTCTATCAGCACAACATGATGGATCCGATTGGCACTTGGGACGAATACCGCGAGGACGACCGTGGCCTGTATATGAAGGGCCGCATTGCCATCAAAACGAGCAAGGGCCGGGACGCATACGAACTGGTCAAGGCTGGCGCGATTGACGGCCTGTCGATTGGCTACGTTACCAAGGATTACGCTATGGAAGGCGGCGCACGGCTGCTGAAAGAGGTAGACCTATTTGAAACATCCCTTGTCACTATGCCAGCAAATGCTGCGGCGCTGGTGACGAGTGTTAAAAACGCTGACGTCCGCGACATCGAGGCCGCGTTACGTCACATGAATTTCAGTCGTTCGGAAGCCAAAGCAATGGCGACGGCGGCTTGGAAGCGGCGCGATGACGTTCTGCGTGAGGCAGACGCTGTTGTTCCGGAGGCCGATCAGCGCGAGGTTGACGAACTCAAAGCCCTACTAAACGCAACCCTGCACCAAATTGGAGGTCAATCATGACTGACTTTGCAGAAATCAAGGGCTTGGTCGAAAAGATCAACCCGACGCTGGTGGAACTCCGCAGCGAAATCGACGAGATGAAGTCTAACACACCCAAGGACGTCATCACAGAAGAAAAGCACAACCGCATGGCGGAAGACATCACGGCCAAAATGGCTGAGATGCAGTCCAAGCAAGCCAAGCTGGAAGCTGCAATGCAGCGTCCCGGCGGTGAAGCCAAAGGCACAGACGCAGAAATCGAAGCGAAGCACCGCGACGCTCTGCGCGAGTATATGGCTTACGGCACGTTGCCAACAGGCTTCAAAGCTGGATCCGAAGGCGTGGAAATCAAAGCCATGTCCACGGACGTCAACCCTGACGGCGGTTATCTGGTTCGCCCAGAACTGTCCGACACAATCGTGTCCCGCATCTTTGAAACGTCGCCTCTGCGCGGTGTTGCAAATGTTGAGCGCACTGGTGCCAAGTCCATCGACATCCTGATCGATGACAACGAGGCAGGCGCGCGCTGGGCAGGTGAAGGCGCTTCCGGCGGCGAAACCGACACGCCAGAACTCGGTCAGAAAGTTATCGCTGCGCACAAGATCGAAGCCGATCCGCGCATGACAACTGAAATGATCGAAGACAGCTACCTCGACATCGAGGCATGGTTGTCCGGCAAGGTAGCAGACAAGTTTGCACGCACGCAAAACTCTGCTTTCGTCAACGGCGACGGCGTAAACAAGCCACGCGGTTTCCTGACGTATGCTGCACAAGCAACATCCGGCACCTACGAGCGCAACAAAATCAACCAAGTTGCAATGGGCACGGCTGACGCGCTCAACGCAGACGGTCTGATTGCCGTTCAAAACGCACTGAAAGAAGAGTACCAGCCCGGTGCTGTCTTTGGCATGAAGCGCACCACATTCGGCGCAGCTTTGCAGCTTAAAGGCGCGGACAACTACTTCTTCTCGCCAGTGTTGTTGGCAAACGGTCAAGCGTCCATGCAGTTGCTGGGCAAGCCTGTTATCTTCATGGATGACATGCCAGCGGTTGCAGCAAACGCTCTGTCGGTTGTTTACGCTGACTTCGCGCAAGCCTACACGATCCTTGATCGCGTTGGTCTGCAAGTTCTCCGTGACCCCTTCACCAACAAAGGCTTCGTGACTTACTACACCACGCAGCGTGTTGGCGGTGACGTCACATCGTTCGATGCAATCGCCATCGGCAAAGTCGCAGCATAAGGAGAAAACACAATGGCTGTTTTTGATACACGCAACGACGCAGAATATGGCCTCGGCCTCTCTGCTACACTGTCAGGCACGACCAAAGCCGAAGGCGATTGGATCGACATGCAGGGCTGGCAAGCTGTCACGTTCTCGGTTTCCACCGGGACCGTCACAGACGCTGGCACATCTGCTGGTTTCTCGTTCCAAGTTGAGGAAGGCGACGACACAACGGACGCAGGCGCGACCGCTGTTGCAGATGCTGACCTGATCGGTTCGGAAAGCGACCTGACTGTCACGTCCGACGACGACGACGACAAAATGATTGGTTCCATCGGCTACCGTGGTTCCAAGCGTTATGTCCGCATGACTGCTGTTGGCACAACCAACACAGACGCGGCTGTCACCGTACACGCGACGAAGCGCAAAGGCGCAAGCATGGGCACAGCGACAATCGACGCTGGCACGGCTGCGACCTAATCTTTGACAGTAGGGGCAGCTTCGGTTGCCCCTATCTCTGAGGTTAGGGGAACGATATGGCATCAAATATTCCTTGGGATAGCATCC